CTTCTTGAGAACCAGGCCAAGGAGCTTCTTCGTGAGGCTTCATCAATGGCAGCAGGCGACGTCGAAGGCTTCGCAGCAGTTGCTTTCCCAATCGTTCGTCGTGTATTCGGTGGATTGATTGCAAACGACCTCGTAAGCGTTCAGCCTATGAGTCTTCCAAGTGGTCTTATCTTCTTCTTGGATTTCACACACAGCAATGGCCGTGCAGGCTTTGGTCCTGATACATCATTGTATGGTGGTGGCGTTGTAGGTCGAAACATCATCGACGGTGTAACAGATATTTCTGAGACTGGTTTTTATGGCCTTCGCAGCGGCTATGCCAACGCAACAGGTTCTGTAGCATCTGCAGGTGATATAAACTCAATAGATTCAGTTTCAAGCCCAGAGGCTTCTTCGGCTCTTGACTACGACCCAGATTTGTCTGGTAAGTTTGTAGTTAGAATGCGCCCAGATGCTGCTGATTTCAGCTCGACAGACTTGGCTCAAATTGACCCAGGTGCAGCACGAGCAATTACACTTGAGTTTGGCTCAGCTGGTAATCCTGAAACACAAGCTGGCGGCATGGCTGCTGGAAACTTTGGTGCTTCCGCGGACGAAGCATGTGCTGTTGTTGATGACGCTACAGCTTCCAGAGGTGACTTGGGAACCGGTATTCGCGGTGACCTTCTTGTGGCAGTAAAGGCTAACGGAAGCGCAACTGTTGGTGGTATTTCACTGGCCAGCAATGACATTGTTCTTGTAAGATTGCGTCAGCAGAAGAGACTTACAGAAGTTACTACTGCTACAAATTCTGAAGGTCTTAAAGCTGTTACCAATGTCAGTAGGCTCGTATTTACTTTAGAGTCTGCAGCTAAGCACACTGCTGCAACAAATAGCACAAACTTGGACATCACTACACTGGCCCAGGTAACCACAGCAGCTGCACACGCTGACACAGCTGCAGCAACAGTAACGCAAGGTCTTGCAACAGCTATTGCTGCTCTGTTGGTAGATGTGTCACTCTCTCTTGAGGCTCCTTCACGCGATGATATTAACGCGTCATCAAACGGATTAGGTGCTCTTGTTGCCGGTGCAATGCCTTTGGAAGAAGCGACTAACGCAGCACAGGCTTCTGGAGTTGTCGCATCAAAAGCAGCCGGCGGAAAGAACGCGATTGCTGAAATCGACATCAAGGTCGACAGCGTAGCTGTTACCGCACAGACCAAGAAGTTAAAGGCGAAGTGGACTCCTGAGTTAGGTCAGGACCTCAACGCTTATCATAACTTGGACGCAGAAGTCGAATTGACCGGTATTCTTTCAGAGCAGATTGCTCTTGAAATTGACCGTGAACTTCTCGGTGAACTAGTTGACGGCGCAACTGCCGGCAAGCGCTACTGGAGCCGTGCACCAGGTCTTTTCGTTAACTCTTCCGGTACAGAAATCGGCGCTTCTTCGGCAGCTCCTGACTTCACTGGTACAGTTAGCGAGTGGTACGAGACTCTCATTGAGACAATCAATGACGTAAGCGCTCAGATTCACAGAAAGACGCTTCGTGGCGGTGCAAACTTTGTTGTTTGTTCTCCAGAGGTGGCTAACATCCTTGAGTTCACAAGTGGTTTCCGCGCAAGCGTTACCGCTGACCAGGACAGAGGCACCATCGGTGCTGTAAAGGCTGGTTCACTCAGTAAGAAGTTCGACGTTTACGTTGACCCTTACTTCATTCGAAATGTTGTCCTCGTTGGCCGTAAGGGTAGCTCATTCCTTGAGAGTGGGTTTGTATATGCTCCTTACGTACCATTGCAGGTAACACCAACCATTTTCGGTACAGAGGACTTTGTACCACGTAAGGGTGTCATGACCCGTTACGCTAAGAAGATGGTACGACCTGATATGTACGGTCTTGTTATTGTACGTGGTCTCCTCGGTGAGGCAGGTGCAACCAGCTAATAGCTGAATAAAGCAGCTCTTAGATAAACAGAACCCCTGGTCATTAATTTGGTCAGGGGTTTCGTTTTTTTGGGTACTAATTATTTGTACATAGAATGAATCTACCCAGTTTCATGACATGATTATAAATGGTTAAAACCAAAACAACCAATGGAGGGTTATAAATATGGGTACTAAAAGAGTAGGCCTGGCGAGAGTCGAGGCACTAATAGAGAATTTAAAGAGGGACTTGGATCTTTCCTCTTGCACAGTAAGTGGCGGCTTGGAGGTGACCCCGGTATCGCTAGCACCAGCCGCGAGTGTTACTTTGACTAAGGCAGCTAATGCAAATAGGATTAATTTTATTCCATCCACCGCCACCGCCGACGATGAGTATGTCTTGCCTGTTCCCACTTCAATCGGAGAAACATACAGCTTTGTGTGGTCTGGCGCAGGCGCCGACACCGACACAGTAATTTTTAAGGCAGGCACCGCCGGCGATTTCACTCTCACCGGGGCAGTTCTTAGTGTTGACGAGGACGAAGACGGCGGTACGGGCGGTATCGCCGCGAAGCTACGCGCCGGCGCAGCTCACGAGAAGTTGACTGTGGATAACCCGACAGGGTTTAACATAAGTTTTGTAGCAAGCAGTCTTACAAACTATGTTATGATGGGTTGGGCATCTTCTACAGACACCCATGTCGCAACAGGCGACGTTTAAGATTTAACAAATCTTCTAAACCCCCTTCCACTCTTGGTTGGGGGTTTTTTTATGTCCAACCTATTTACAATATAACACGAAAGGAGTTTCCCATGGGAAAGAAAGCAAGAAAATTAAGAAGTCCGAAGTATGCCGCAAAGGCATCGGCACTTAGAGAAACATTCGCAAGACTGCGAGGCCAAATAACAGAAACAGTAGAGACAGTAGTGGAGACAGTAACAGAACAAGTTATTGTCGCTGCCGAGAAAGCAGAAGAAGTCTTGGACCAAACACAAGAGCGTGTAAATGCTCTCCGCTTTACAGACGAGGAAGAAGCTGTTCAGGTCGAAGAGCCAAAGGTTGAGGAACCAATTGTTGAGAAGCCAAAGGTTACACGCCCGGCACCAAAAAAGACAAACACCCCAAGAAAGAAATCTACTTCTACAACCCGCAAAAGAAGAACCAACAAAACAAAAACAGACACCTAGGTTATTTGTCCCTTTGAACAACTAGTTATATTGATAAACTATAACATGTGAGGGACCATGAATGTCTTTACCTACATTAACACCAGCAAGCACTCTTTCTGCAATTGTGCTACCAGAAACCGGTTCGATCACCAGTGTGAACGCCGGCGTTCCATATAAGATCTATTCTCAGGAAAGCTCCCCGTTGTATTCAACTGAATTTCTGTCAGGAGCGGTGGATCAGGTTTCTTATGTCTTTAAGAAGTTGGGCGGAGATGTCCTAGATGTGGAAATAACAGAAGGAAATGTATATACAGCTTACGAAGAGGCTGTGCTGGAGTATTCTTACTTAGTCAACGTACATCAAGCCACGAACGTGTTGTCCGACGCATTGGGGAACACTACCGGATCTTTTGATTCGAAGGGTAACCTAGAAGCAGGTGCTCTATCTTCATCATTAGGGGACACGCACGTCGCCTTAAAATATCCAAAATTTGACTATAGTATGACGAGGAGAATTGCTGATGGAATCGGCGCCGAAGTCGGATTAAACGGTTCAGTGCAATTCTCTGGAAGCTTCGATATCACAACGGGAATTCAGGATTACGACCTTCAGTCCATACTTGCAAGTTCCGAGCAATTTTCCGGATCTATTGGAAGCAAGAAAATCCTAATCAAAAAAGTTTTCTATAAAACTCCGCATGCAATGTGGAGGTTTTACGGTTATTACGGCGGTCTAAACGTTGTGGGTAACCTGCATAACTATGGTCAGTTTTCTGATGACTCAACATTCCAATTAGTTCCTGCTTGGCAGAACAAATCTCAAGCCATGGCGTTCGAAGATGCAATATACACTAGGCTGTCTCACTATTCATACGAATTGCGAGACAATAAGGTAAGAATCCACCCCAGGCCATATAACGGCGGCCCCACTAAAATGTGGGTCGAGTTCTCTATACCATCAGATGTGTGGGACAATACAGACCCGCAAACAGACGGTGTCAACAACATGAATACTTTACCAGTGGGCAATTTGCCTTTTGAAAGCATAAACTCTATTGGCAAGCAGTGGATTCGTAGATTCGCTCTGTCATTGAGCAAGGAAATCTTAGGGCAAGTGAGATCTAAGTTCGGAAATGTACCAGTTCCTGGCCAACAGGTCACATTAAACGGTAGCGCGCTGCTTACCGAAGCAAAGGCCGAGCAGAATGCCCTTAGAGATGAGTTAAAGGCGACTTTGGCAGAGTTAACTTATACCAAGTTAGCTGAAAGAAACGCTGGCATGGCGGATAACGTAGAAAAGGTACTGCAAAACGTTCCAAATTATATTTTCGTGGGGTAATGATAGATGTCTGATGATAATAAATGGTCACAACCGGCATCCCCTCCGCCGCCCCTGTTTACGGGAAAGAAAGAAAAGGACTTCGTAAAGCAAGTCAACGATGAGATCATCGAAAGAGTTGTTGGTCAGACCATTGTATACTATCCTATAAGCTTGGAACACACGAACTTTCACAGTTTGTACGGTGAAGCCATCGAAAAAAACTTCCTAGATCCAGTAAGAGTCTATGCAATGGTCAAATACGACAGTCAGGCCACTAAGACGACCCCTCTTGGTGTCGACAGGATAGAGAGCATTACAGTTTCATTTCACAAGAGAAGATTAACAGAAGATCAGAACTTGTTTGTTCGTGAGGGAGATTTTATACAGTACGGGGAATTCCTTTATGAAATTCTCACACTAGAAGAGCCACAATGGCTCTACGGTCAAGTAGATTCCCAGTTTGAGATAGTTGCCAAATGCGTAAGAGCGAGAGAGGGACTATTCAATGGCTGATGGAATATACGTAAATCCAAATAGAGTTAGGAGATTGTACTTCGAACCTTCAACGTTGGAGTCAATAGACCAGGCACTGTTCAACTTTGTTGAAGCTTTAAAGTTGTCCGCGACAACAAATAAAGGGTTTAGACCCGTTCCAATTATTTGGTCAACATCAGAGAGAGCGTTCCACTCAAAGAAAGACCAAGATGTTAGGGACAAACAAGGTGCACTAATTCTTCCTTTAATTAGCATAAACAGAGCATCTGTCAAGAAACCTCTAAGATCTTCTGGCGCGTTTAAGGGAAATGTACCAGCAGTGAACGATGAACAAGGTGGTTCGATACCACTCGAACGTGTAATATACCATGACAAGACTGCAAACTTTGCTGCAGCCGATGCAAAAAGGTTAAAAAGTCAGTTTAATTACCCAACAGAAAATGGTAAAGTAGTATACAGAACAATCTCAATACCAATGCCCGTTAATGTCGACGTAACGTATGAGATAACAATAAGGACAGAATACCAACAACAAATGAACGAGTTGACCACGCCATTTATAACAAAGCCGGGCACAATTAATTTTGCGTCTATAAATAACGGCGAGCACAAATATGAAGCGTTCATTGAGGATAATTTCCAACAGACCAACAACTTAAACGATTACTCTGGAGAGGAGCGAAAGTTCGAAACAAAGATAACAGTCAAGGTTGTTGGCTATCTCGTAGGAGAAGGAAAGAATTCAGAAAAAGCATCGTTTGCTCTTAGAGAAAACGCAGTGGAAGTAAAGATACCAAGAGAGAGGATATCATTGGCAGAGGTTCCGGAACATGAATTTGGAAGGTATTATGGCTTAGCAGGTCTATCTCTAGAAGAGGCGCAAGCCAAGAGTCCATTTACATTCTTTTTTGGGAACGTTCCCGCGGTAGGAGCAGGTGCCGCATCGTCGACTGGGGTGAATCAAAATAATCCTGGCGTAGGTGGAAACATAATAACAGAAAATAACTTTGTTGAAACCCTGTCTAATAATTTTGCCGTTAGAGAGTTGATAAAACAAGGAGACTCAGCAGCTGCTGGCGGAAACATATATACTGTATCAGGCGCAACTGTCAAGGCAAATACTGAATCCGTATATGTCAACGGTATCTTGCAAGCCGTCGGAGTATCAAATGACTATACGATATCTGGAAACACAATCACATTTAGATATGACATAGAGTATGAAGACTCTATTTATATAACCTACATAAAATCATAAAAGAAAGGAATATTATGAAAAACGAAAAAACAGAAAACGAAAGCCCCGAGGTGATAGATCTTGAATGGCAAGATGTGCAAGGGATCACCGAACTAAAGACTACACTTAGCGAATTGGAGCACCAATTGGCTGCAATGTGTGTAAATTTTGAAAAAACGAAATCAGCATTCCTGAGAGAAATGGAAAATACTGAAAGGGCCATAGATTCTTCCGCTAGGGAGCTTCTAAAGGCAAAGGAAATCGACGATTCGCTAACATATGAACTCAAGCTTCCTGTCTCCGCCGGCGAAAAAGGCTACTTTATACGCAAATAGCTTCTCTTGAGCACTAATTACTTTGTTCATAACCACGGGAGAGGGAGTATAGTGGAAAACACACAACAAGAACAGGAGTTCTACACAACAAGTGACATTGGAATCGCCGCTTACTTGCAGCTTTGCGGCCACAAGTTGGTGGAATGCAAGAGATTACAGTCAGGTAAGTTCTTTTTTAGATTTGAGGATAAAGATCAGACGTGTAGCGTCAAATCTTTAGAATTTTTAGATTCAGACTTTTGTAAGTTTGATAACAACGTTAGAAATTTGAAGAAAATATTGTTTTCATAGGAGGAGAGATAGACAATGGGACTTTTGGACAGATTAAAGAGTATGGTTGCAGACATGAATGAAGACGAGAAAAAGGAATTTTTCGAAGAGTTCGAAAAGCAACAAAAGGAAGAAGATGCGGACGAAGAGGGCATTCTGGAGACACCAGATGTGATAGAACTCTCAGAAGAGCAGACTCAATCCATTAATGGACTTAGAGAGTCGATAATATCGGCAAAGCTTGCGCTTGGCAAGTTACTTGTCGACATAGAAGAAATGAAAGCCACCGGGATAGGCGAACTAAAGAAAAATGAAGACTCTCTGCTGCACACAGTCCAGCAGATTAAGTCAGAAATGATCCCGGACCCTTCACTGTTGGATTCTTACATGATCGAGCTATCTGTAGATGGCACCACCCCCGCCAAATTGGTGAAACAGTAGTCTTTGAAAGATTACAAAACTATTTACTGTTGACGTTCGTTTCAGTGCTTTAACAGAAATTTTCTCCAATCAAATTACATCATAATTCATATCACGATTTATTAATATTAAATTATTTTATTCAAATCAGTTAAATTTCTTTACGTGAAAATTCATATATAGGAGGAAAATATATGGCTTATGAAGTAAGTTCATCAATAGCCGCAGGTAATGTAGTTGGGACATGGGTCCAAGCACGCGCAAGCACATCCACCTTAGGCGGCACACCAAGTCCGAACGGCGCCAAGATAGCTGGTATCAGTTACCGACATGGCGGCGCTGGTTCAACTGATTATGGTATAGACATTTGGACGTCCAGTAGTGCAAACGGCTGGGAAGAATCAGAATCAATTGATACTGGTGCATCGTCGTCCGATTTACCTAGATACTTGACTTGGTATAATGACAATCAAATTTTTGGTGTCACAACTGGCAACAAGCTCAAAACTTACACCTCTGCTTCAAGTGGCTGGTCAATAGCTGAACTAGGTTCGGTGAATTCGTCAGGTACTGAGATGAAGTGGAACCCTGCTAAGACAAAACTAGCAATTGTCGATTCATTTCAAGCTTATTCAGCGACTAATTTAGACGATGACGAGGAAATGGATGTGTATGTGAGTTCTTCTGGGGATTGGACGAGGGTAAACTTTAACACAGTTGCACTTGAACCAAACGGTAGAGTCACCGGCGTGACTTGGGTTGACGACGACAATATGATTGTTGGTCAACCCAATCCAGACAATGACAATCAAGGGCGTATCGTGCATTACAGTTTTGATGACACAACTGCGACCTTGGTTCGAAACTGCGATGGGTTTAATGGCAGCCAGGGCGTAAAAAACCTTGGTTGGATGGTCCATTGGCACTCCGGTTCCAATGGTGGAGACGGTACCCTGCTCGTTGGTGGATACACCAGTGCAGGTTATGCATCACTCAATCTTATCCCATCACAGTCGACTGGTTACATACCGGCGAGCAACCCGCACTCTGCTCCTGGCAGAGAGCTTCTAGAGATCGATCCTGTTGGTTCAACCGACGGAGGAGAAGGAAATGTTAGGGCCCTGCGTGGTATGACATTTAATGCAGACCCCGCAAACGGAGATAGAATCTTCGGGCGTACTATCTCTAAAAATGGGAGTCCGTATGATGACGTGACCTATATGATTATGGAGACAGGTTCTGATGGGTGGAAATTCAGTGAACTTGAGGACAATGCTATAGGTACCAGCGTCAATCTTGGCGGTTTGCCAATCGGCGCCCCATATTACGTTGGTTGGACCACAGGTTCGACATCCACTTATGGTTTTACGGTCTATGAGAATATCATAGCTGCAAACCCAGCATTGGATGACTCTTCGACCGAGACAGTCGGTACATCCGGCGGAACGATAAGCGTAGGAGGTACCACAAATACACCAGACGCATCAGTTCAGTTTCCTGCAAATGCTTTCAGCACGAACAGGTCTGTAACGGTAGAACTTTCTGACGATAATGATCCAAAGACATTAGATGCTGAGTCATCAGGTGGGTCTTTTAGTCAGCCCGCATCAAAAGTGCTCTCGGTCACAATCCCTGCAGCAGCAGGAACACTGGCTAGCGCAGCTACAGTTACGTTAAGTTTGCTTACAGGTGCAGATACAAGTAAAACAGTTTTGTTAAAGAGATTCGGAGCATCGTCTCCGTGGTTTATAGTTCCTAGTAATTTATATACAGTTGATTCAGGTGAAAACAACATCACTTTTACGACCACTCGTTTTAGTGACTACTTAGCCGTGGAGGACGAAAATATGGCAAGAACTAAATTAAATAATACACAATTATCGAAGATTCTTGATTCCAACAAAGTTGGGGCAAGATCTTTAGATATTACAGGCAGCGCCGGATTAACCGGCTCACTCGCGGGGGACATGATGTTCGTCGTACAAAAGGACGGCGATACGCCGACCAAGATCCTTGCATCAGAGATGCAAGACTATTTCTCATCAGTTGATGTTACATCTACAGCTGGTGACGTAGCGATTAAACTCGTTATGGCTTCAAGCTCTGGTGGTTCACTTTTCGTGGACAGCAATAGTTTGACATTTACACCGTCTACCAACTTATTAACAGTTGGCGGTAGTATCATTGTTGGTAACACCAGCACAATCGGTAACGCTGCAGTTACTGACTTAATTACTTTTAATGCAGATGGCGATATTGTAATTAAGAACGGTACTTATGACTTTGACATTGCGTCGCATGATGGTACAAACGGTTTTAAGTTGGGCGGTACTTTAATAACAGCTGATGCAACAGAGATTAATAAGCTCGACGGCGTAACTGCCACAACTACTGAACTCAATTATGTTGACGTAACAACTGCTGGTACTGTTGAGGCTTCAAAAGCTGTAGTGGTCGATGGAAACAAAGACGCAACAGGCTTTAGAAACGTTTCAGGTACCGGAACAATCACCGCTTTTACCGCACTTTCTGGTTCTAAACTAGTAGTTGGTTCTGCGGATATGTCTGAAGCTGACCTTGAGAAGCTTGATGGCATAACAGACGGTACAGTTGCTGCTAACAAAGCGGTTGTAGTCGATAGTAATAAGGATGCGTCAAGCTTCCGTAACCTCACAGCTACTGGTGCAGTCACAGCTGGTAGTCTTGTTATTGGTTCAGCTGACATCAACGAAGCTGAATTGGAAACTATCGATGGCGTAACAGCCGGTACAGTAGCTGCTTCAAAGGCAGTTGTTGTAGATAGCAACAAGGATATTGCTGGTTTCCGTGATGTAACAATCGCTGGTACTGGTTCTATCGCAGGTGACCTCGTAATTACTGGTAACTTGCAAGTTGATGGTTCACAAACTATCATTAACACTACTCATCTAGAAGTAGCTGACAAGACACTTCTTATCGCTTCTGGTTCTGCAAATGCTGCAGCAGCAGACGGCGCGGGTATTGTTGTTGAAGATATTGCTGGAGACGACAAGTCAATCTTGTTCCAGAATACTGGCACTAACTTCAAGTCTAGTGAAAACTTTGACATTGCTTCTGGCAAGGTCTACAAGATTAACAACACTGAGGTTCTAAGTGCAACTGCGCTCACAATCGGTTCCGCTGCAATGAGTGAAGCGGACTTAGAGAAGCTTGACGATATCACAAACGGTACGGTAGCTGCAAGCAAGGCAGTTGTTGTAGACGCTAACAAAGATGCTGCAGGTTTTAGAAACCTTTCAGCTTCAACCAATGTTTCAGCTTCAGCGTTCTACGGTGATGGTTCGAACTTAACAGGTGTTGGAGCAGAAGTTTCTACTTCAGCAGCAAATACAGAGTTTAAGCTTTCTTTCGTAACTGACGCAGCTGCTGACGCGGCTTCTCTCTTGATTGATTCAACTGCTCACGGTACCTACAACCCGTCTGCAAATAGAATTGGTCTTGCGGAAGTTTCATCCTCAGCGAACTTACAGCTCCGAGCTGGTAAGACTGATGATGTTTTGGTTGGTGACAACGATACTACTGGTGACGTTGTTCTCTTTGCAAAGGGTGGCACCATTGGTAACAGCACAGGGTTTATCCTGAGCGGTAGTGACAATAAAGCACTCTTCACGCTTGTTGGTGACGGAAGCAACAACAACAAGCTTCAAATTGAAGCTGGTGGTTCAATTGCTGAAATCAACGCTGCAGCAGCTCTTACTATGAAAGCTGCCAACGGCGCCGCGACCGTTACTGCGGTCGGTGCAAATGCAGTCCTTCAGAGGCAGACTGGTGCAAAGGTTACAACAACTGATACAACGGTCCAGATTGACACGCCATCTGGTGCAGGTAGAACAATAGAGTTCCACAACAACGGATTCAAAGCTGGTGAGCTTGAGGTTTATACAGATTCCGGTAATGCAGACAAGATTGCCCTTAAGACTGCAGGGGTCAACGGTTTATCCCTCTCGGCTTCAGCTGGTACTATCGGCATTTCAGGTTCGCACGGTATTCAGCTCGCTTCAGTTAATGACACAGTCATAGACTTAGCAGCCGACTCCTTGTATTTCAAGGATGCAGATGGAAAGGTTAAGTCTGATACTATCGCTGATATCATGGGACTAGTTGCTGGTACTGTTACAGCCACTGGTATTGCAGACTCAAGCGGTGTCTTGTCTTTGGCAATTCACAGTTTGGACGCAGAAGTTATCGCTACAGGCGACAAGATTGCGTTCTCGGATGCTGGTGACAACGGTCTTCACTCTGAGACAGTTGATGACCTCTTCAAGATTGGTCCAGCTCTTGTTACAGAAGCTGCAGCAGATGTTGCTGATGACTACATTCTTTTCCTTGATGGCGGCGCAAGCGGCGAAGCAAAGAAAGAGAGTGTTTCAGATCTTGTCGGTTCATTGACAGGTGACGGATTGACAGCTACAAATGGCGTCATCGCAGTTGATGTTGTTGAAAAGCATTTCTTCAGCGCGTCTTCTAATACTGGTGCTGCTAGTGGTATGTCTACTAACCTCGTGACTGCATCTTTGAATGTTGGTTCGGAAGGTAACGTCTTGGCAGATTCACTTCAAGTATTCTTGAATGGTATGCTCCAGACAGTCTCCTCATCCGCGGGCCACACTTCAGCTACTGGAGTATTTGATTACGAGGTCTCTGGTGCATCCGGTTACGGAAGTACTACACCTACCGCGGTTGTACTTCAGGGTGCACTCGATGCTGACGACGTTCTCGTTGTTAGATACCTTAAAAAATAATTAATCTCACCTAACAAATCCCACCTAAGCCCGGTTTTTCCGGGCTTTTCCTTTTCTTGTGTCCGTTGGTGCAAAGAAAAACTAATTAATAAGTAAAATACTAGATTTTGTTCACACACTTGTGTGCTTCTTAAAGGAGAAATAAGCATGGCAGCACGTAAATTTAAGTTTGTCTCACCAGGAGTTTTCTTGAAAGAGATAGACAACTCTCAAATTCCAAAAGAACCAGGGGCCATAGGCCCTGTTGTTATTGGTAGAACCAGAAAGGGCCCAGCCCTTAAACCATTCAAGGTACAATCGTACTCAGATTTTGTCGAAATATTCGGATCCCCGATCGCCGGAGGTCAGGGTCAAGACGTGTATAGAGAAGGTAACGGCCTGTTGGCCAGCGCTCCAGCGCATTATGCCGCAAAGGCTTACTTCTCTGCTGACATATCTTCTCCGGTAACGGTAGTAAGATTGTTGGGTGTTGAGGGTGACGATGCAGGCGCCTCAGGTGAAGCGGGATGGCAAACAAACTCAGCTTATGGACTATTTGCTGCTGTTTCATCATCCACAGCCGTTGGTGCTCAGGCAGTAACTGCCAGTTTGGTTGGTGTTGTCTACAATACAGAAGCAGACACCAGTAATTTTGAGTTGGGACTGAAGGGTGTCGATGTATCCAACAACTCAACAACGGAACTGTTCACTACTGGTGCCCAGTCTGGATCATTTATTCTTCCTGACTCCAACAACAGATACACCTTTTATGTTAAGGATCACGCAAACGCGGCAAACACAAGGGAAATAAAGATCTCCTTTGAGAACGATAAAGATTTTATAAGAAGTGTTTTGAACACTAATCCTCTTTATAGTAACACTAACATCACTACGACTACACCTATCAACAGTAACAAATACTGGCTAGGTGAGACGTTTGAGAGAACTTTTCAAGAAGTCAAGACGGCAGCCGGCAACGGAAAGGTCGCTCTTGCACTTGCAAGACTTAATGATTCAACGGACACGGACATGAGTGATTTCACTCAAGAAATGGCCGCTGCTAGAACTGGTTGGGTGTTTCATCAGAACACTGAGTCTACGGGTTCCTATGATCCTGTAAACTTCCAGAAGCTCTTTAGACTTATTGCTCTTCATGAAGGTGAGGAGTCATCAAGAGATACTGTAATTTCGATAGAAGATATCAGAGTTCCTGCTGAAAACGCAGCAGACCCTTATGGGAGCTTTAGTGTTGTGGTCAGTCGACTATTCGGCGGTAGATTGGAAGTGGTTGAGTCATTTTCGAATTGCAACTTGAATCCAAATTCCCAAAACTACATCGCCAGAGTAATTGGCGATCAGTATTTGGACTGGAGCAGACAAGAAAAAAGAAACAAGCTTTACGGCAGCTATCCTAATCAGTCAAAATATATTAGAGTAGACATGAACCCTGACGTCGACGCATCAGGTCCAACCAACCCATCACATGTACCATTTGGCTTCTTCGGGCCAGTCGTACCAAAGATGCATCGTCAAGCGAGAGACGGGTCAGGTCAGATAGAACTTGGAGCAGCTAGCAACACATTCCTAGATCAGAAGGCTGTACTTCAGTGGTCCGGGTCTACAAATCAGGAATTGTGCGTGAAATGGTCAACCCTACCTCAGGTAGTATCCGCCTCACTTAGAGGTACTGATCATTTCGGTGCAGCAGTATACAAGGTTGACGGAAACGGAGATTTGAGTGATCAAATAGATTACGGATATGTAGATTATGTACGAGCATTACCTCAGACATTTAGCTCTGATGTGTCCACAGGCGAAATTGACTCGAACAGCGAATATGCATTCACTTTCAGTTTAGATGAAGTCTACATCAGCGGTTCAAATCTGTCCGATCCAGAAAGCGCAAGAATCAAAAAGGTTCACCTTTTGAGTGGTTCGCATGTTGGCATCGGATCTGTCGCAGGTATATCTGCAGTAACAGCTCAGGCCGCTTCAGCAAGTATAAATGCTGCAGGAGGTTTCGACGCTAGCGAACTCACGGGAAGCTTTACGCTCACTGACGCACAAGGAAGTGATGTAACTTTCGAATTCTTCACTGGTCAGGCATCTGACTCTGTCACTGGTGGAAACATAAAGGTGCAAAACAGCGCTAACGCAGCGACCTGTGAAGGCTTAATAAAGGATGCTATAAACAATTATGGACCACTGGGGTTTGGAACTCTTCAGATAACAGCGTCTATAATATCAAACGAAGTTCTAATAAAGAGCACCGTTTCGGGTTCTGCCGGCAGCACACAAATTGTAACATCGTCAAACTTCACGACTAATTTAGTAATCGAAGATGGTGAGTCTACAGCTTACCCTGCTTTTCCTGCTGCCGGCGCAAAAAATATCCAATTGAGTGGTGGTGTAGATGCTGTTGCAGCCGTTCCGGCTTCCCCAGAGTTCAGCTCATACACAGCACAATACTCCGCATCTCTACTTACAGAATTAGGGTTCGATAAGTTTAGAATGCCCTTGGCTGGTGGATTCGATGGTGTAGATATCACAGAAGCAGACCCATTCAATAATAGAGTGTTGCTCGGTAAAACCACTGCGACTTCTTACGCTTACGCTTCTGTAGACAGAGCAATAGAGCTTATTAGAGACCCAGAGGCTGTTGAGCACAACATCGCAGTAATGCCCGGTATCACAAATGATAACTTAACAACAAAGTTGGTTCGAACTTGTGAAGACAGGGCAGACTCTTTGGCAATCATTGATCTTAAGGACGTATATGTTCCGCCAAGTGAGCAGAAGTGTACTACTTTTGCGGACAGAATAAAGACTACACCACAGAAGGCTGCAAAGGCATTGACCTCTAGACAGCTTAACTCTTCTTACGGTGCGACTTATTACCCTTGGGTTAAGATCAAGGACGATGAGAACGACGCAGACGTATGGGTGCCGCCATCAGTTATTGCGCTTGGCGTCATGGCATACACAGAACAACGCGATGAAGTTTGGTTTGCTCCTGCAGGTTTCAACCGCGGTGGCTTAAATGAAGGTAACGCTGGCTTGCCAGTGCTTCAAGCTTCCGAGCAACTGCTTTCAAAGCAGAGAGACGCTCTCTATGAGGCGAATATAAATCCGATAGCATCATTTGTTTCGGAAGGTATAGTCGTTTTTGGACAGAAGACCCTTCAGTCTACGCAGAGTGCACTTGACAGGATCAATGTCAGAAGATTGCTGATTTTCGTGAAGAAGGAAGTTTCCAGAATCTCGAATGCTCTTCTTTTTGACCAGAATCTTCAAGCAACGTGGAACCGGTTCCTTGGACAGGTTGTACCACTCTTGGAGAGCGTGAAGGCACGACTAGGGTTGGCGGATTTTAGAGTTATACTCGACGAAACGACAACGACACCAGATCTTATCGACAGAAATATCATGTACGCAAAGATCTTCTTGAAACCTGCTCGTGCAATTGAGTTTATCGCAGTTGATTTCGTTATTACAAACACGGGAGCATCTTTTGAGGATTAAAACACTTAAAAAATGCTTCTTCAACATATATAATATTAGGAGATAAAGTATTATGGCAGGATTTTGGAGCCAGGCTAGCTTAGAGCCAAAAAGACAGTTTAGATGGTTGATGTACTTTGCAAATATGCCGCAATTTATTGCGAAAAGCACAGCAAAGCCGAATTTTCAAGTGGGAGACTCAAAGCACGACTTTCTGAACTATGAGTTCCATTTTCCAGGAAAGGTAACCTGGCAGACTCTGCAATTTAAGATTGTAGACCCTGTTCAGCCAGATTCTACCTTGAGTCTCTACTCTATCCTTGGAGCAGCCGGCTATACTATACCCTCGGACTACTCTCAAGACAACCCAAGAACAATATCAAAGAAAGGCTTTGTAGATTCTTTGGGTGGACAGATAAAGATCCAACAGATAGGGGCAGGCTCAGGCGATCAGTCTGTGGCACCTCTTGAAACTTGGACCTTGAACAATCCATTCATCACTACTTGTAACTTTGGTAGCTTAGACTATGCACAGGATGGGACAGTTGATATCGATATAACTATCAGATATGACTGGGCCAGCTTAGAGTCTGCAGGGCAATCTTGGCCACAAAACAATTAATGAAAGAAGGATTTAATGTCTCGAAGAAACTCTAGAAGGCTGGGAAACCAGCCTCAAACACCAACCAAACCAACCCCCCCACAACCAAAACAAGCTGACAACCCTTTCGGGATGTCGTTTGTCGTGGGTAAAGAGGTGGTAAACCTTCCAAGTAAAGGAAAATACTACCTTGAAGACTCTTCACTTCACGGACACTCAACAGTTGAAATAAAGCACTTAACCGCTAAAGAAGAAGATGTCTTAGGAAACGAAGAATATATCAAGAACGGTACTGTTTTTGATAAGTTACTGAGAAGCATTCTCGTGGATAAATCAATAGATCCAGATGATTTTCTAGATGGTGACAAGTTGGCAGTCCTAGCTGCAGCCAGAATAACCGGATATGGACCAGAATATGAAACAAAGACAATCTGTGAAGCCTGTGGTAAGGAAACTGAATTTACCTTTGATCTAGAAAAGATGATTTCCGACACAACAGATCAAGAGATTCCTGACGGTGTGACCGAGGTTGATGGTATTTTTGAATTTAAGATATCTACCAAAGATCTAACAGTCGGAATAAGATTGATAAATGGTCATGACTCTCAATATTTGAGGGAGCAATCAGATAGAAGAGACAAGTTGAATGTTGAAGGTTCGGAAACAATAGATTACCTTAATCTTGTTGTAGACCACGTTAATGAAATAAGAGATACTGAACTTTTGTTGCAACTTTTTGAAGTTTTGCCATTAAAAGATATAAGAAAAATCAGAAAAGTTTATGCTAGCGTAATGCCAAATCCAAAGAAAATGCAATCATGTATTTGTAAAAACTGTGAAGCCTCAGTTGAAAGGGAGGTGCCCTTTACTATGGGCTGGTTTTGGCCTGACATCTCAGTATCTTGAAAAAGTTACTTATGAAGAGATCTTCCTCCTAAAGCACCACGGCAACTGGTCATTCATCGAAGCTTACAATTTGCCGATAAAATTAAGGTCTTGGTTTGTCGCAAGACTTATTAATGAACTAACTCCATCTGAATAATAATTAAAAAGCATCTATTTATAAATATAAGTGAGGATTTGCAGTGAACTTCGGATCAGAAGACAGAAAAGCTATTGTCGATGCGATAAAAGAAGGGTTTCGACAAGCCAACCGCGGTGGAAACCAGGACCGGTCAGGTCCGCGAACAGACCGTACAGTCGAACAAAGGGAAGCTGATAGAAAGCGCGCGAAGGAAGCCGAGGAAAAAGGCGCTAGCTTCACCGACTCGATTGCCAAAAAGCTCGGCGGTACACTCACCGGCGATTTGAAGAAGATGATAAACACCGAAATCCGGGAGGGTATAACTTTAGACCAGACCGATTTTAACGTTTTGTTCGACCCTCTCGCGCGCGTCATCGACCAATTTAGAAGCAAAAGAGAAGCAGATCAGGTATCCTTGAGGGCCTTTGGTGACACTTTAGCGAACGTAGGTGTAAGCGGTAATGATCTGGCGGCTGGTTTGCAGAATGCCATGGCAAGATCTGAGGAGCTTTACGGATCATCCCGCGCTGGCAAGCGAGTCTTCATGGATCTTGCCCAAAGTTTCGGAGGATTTATAGGGCTCACTAAGGACGGTCGCGACGAACTGGTCCAAACTGCTTTAGCTATGGATAAATTGGGCTTTGACACCAACGATGTATCTAAAGTTATGGATAACGCAACAAGGTCGATGGGAATGAGTTCCGACGAGGCCATGAAGACCACTGCTAACTTGGCCAATCTAAGAAAAGAATTCAACGTAAGTGCAAGCGAGATATCGAAAAACTTTATATTCGCACAAGAAAACCTATTATACAGCACAGACAGGGTGAACACTATCTTCACGCAACTTCAGAGGACTTCTAGGATAACTGGTGTTGACTTTAACAAGTTGGCCACCACCTTTGGAGATACCATGGATAGCTTCGAAGGTTCCGCCCAGAAGGCTGGTGGCCTCAATGCGCTCTTGGGGGGAAATATCTTTAACTCTCTAGAATTATTGGAGATGGATGAAGCTGAACGAATGAACACAATGATCGAGGGAATAAGAAGCAATGTAAATGTTACGTCCTTGGTATCTGACAAATTCAACTTAAAAGCTGTTGCAAAGCAGCTTGGATTAAGTCCGGCAGAAACTAGGAGGGTTTTATTGGGTGAAACTGGAGTCGCTGCAGCTTTGGATAAAGCACTTCCAGACAGTAAAACTGTTATGGAGAAGCAGCATGCCAATTTGGCTACATCGATCAACGACTTAAACGAGATATTTAAGAAAGGTAGCGGAAGAATAAATCAAGAACTTTTGGTAATGGCGAATAATATTTCTGATAGCACAGGCGTTTTGGTGAATACAAACCTCCTGAGATCAGCAGAAGCAATAGAAAAGATTCTAACACCAGCCAAGGCCGATGCGAATTTCTTGGCAGTCACCGCCGAACTCAACACAAGGAAAGAACAAGAAGCTGCTAATCGAAAAAGAAGGGCACAGCCCGTCGATCCAGCAAAGCCCATGGGTGATCAGCTTACTATTCAACCTTCGGACTCCAAAGTCGTCACCGCCGCCACCGTCGCTGCAAAGGCCAGCGTTTTGGACCCCGAGACTTTGGCAGCCGTCGGACTATTGACCGCCGCCGTGAGTAAATTAGAGAATACTATATCCACCAAGACAAGTGCTCCTGGTGGACTTAAAGTTGGAAAGCTTGAGCTTGACTTTTAACGAGGAGAATATGTTTTGACTGATAGAATGACATTTGAAGATATAGCGTACAGTAGAAACCATATTATAAGCTTTCTGCATGTCGGATCCGGTAGGGAAGTCAGTTTTCCCGCTTTTATTAGAACTTTCAGCGATAGTTATAACGTGAATTGGCAACCAGTCGAGATCTTTGGTAGAACAGACCCTGTTCAGAACTATCAGTCGACCAGAAGATCGATAAATATCTCATTTGACGTGGTCTCGGACTCTCTATCTACTGCCAAGAGAAACATGGAAAAGTACGCACTATTGAAGAGAATGTTATATCCAGTTTACAGTGAACCTTTAAGTGCTGGTTACGTCGGCACACCTGGAGCTAAAGGTAGAACAATTAAGGCACCTCCATATATCAGGTTAAAGTTCATGAATTACATAGAAAACATATCAGATTCCTCGTTCGAAGAAGGCCTTCTTGGATGTATAAAAGGTTTCAAGTTTGATCCCGACATTGCAAAGAACGGAACTTTCATAGACGAGGACAATAAATTGTTGCCAAAATATTTCACTGTGACTTTTCAGTTCGACCCCCAGCATGAAGAAACACTTGGTTGGGGAATGGACAGTCAATTTTTGTCTAGTAGGTTCCCATATAGGGCCGGCGCCGAAAGGTTGAGTGAACAATCTCCTCGAACGACAAATGAGGATGTGAGAAGAACGAACGAGAAGTCAGTGTTGGACGGAGGAGATTCGTAATGCCGTATAGGAACCAGGACAGGGATGTTTTTGTAAACGATAATGAACTGTATTCTAAACTGTTGAAAGACAGAGGATTAAAATCCATCAAACACTTGGGAAAACTAAGATTGAATTCATTAAGTCAAGAAGAATTATCAGACTTAACAATATTGGACCACGTTTGGAAAACGGGAGATAAGTACTATAAGCTGGCACTAAGGTATTACGGGGATACACAGTATTGGTGGGTTATAGCCTGGTTCAACAAGAAGCCAATTGATAATTTTTGTAAACCCGGTGATATAATACACGTTCCGACACCGATAGAGGAAATATTATACTACGCAGGTAAAAAATAATGGCAGGCTTCAGTAAACAGGCATATGTAATATGGCGGAACTTTGTGCTAAACACAGAACCGCAAAACAAAGCACAGTTGGAGAAGTTCAATAGATCTGAGGAGACAGCCCTGGCTCACAAGATAATAGGGAACTATCAACCAAGTACTTTTGCCTCCAGAATAACACATAACCGTGATTTTGACATCTATAAGAATTTCTTAGATCTTGAAACTCACAAGTTGACAGCTATCGTTCCAGAGTTTAGATTTTACAAGGTCAAAGACAAAGAATATGTGCCTTTCTATTTCCCACAGTCAGCAGAAGAAATGTCAAGATCTTCAATTCTGGAGGTTGGAACCACAAGGGCAGTGTCCGTGCAAAACTTCGATATACAATACACAGGCAAAGATCCAGCCACGGCTGAAAAAATGCTTAACTTTAATATGACCTTGTATACCGACAATATAAAAAACCTCTTTGTCGACACTCCTTTGGGATACGCTCAAACCGCAGAGCTTTTCACTATTTACAAGGACAAGACCCACCTGAAGACAAAATCGAAAACTGACAAAAGTGTTCCAGAGTCGAGCGTGAGGAAATCCCGAAGCGCCGAAATCGCGGCGTATGTGGGTTATTCTGTACCTTATAATGCAAAAGAGTTCATGACAAACGAGGAAATTAGCACGATAGAAAACTCAAAGCTGCATTTGAGGTTGACTTATATCCAGCACAACATAAATGTGGAGCAGAACGGCGCCGCAACCGTCAATATTCAGTTTGTTGGTAGGATGTTTTCAATATTGAAAGAAAACACTTATAACTTAATGGCATCGAAAGTGGAAATAACTAGATTGGCTAAGTACAGGGCGGAACTGAAAGAGAAAACAAAAAAACCAGATTCTACGCAAACAGACCGAATTCAGGAGATTAAAAGTTTAATATCAACTACAAATCGATCTCTGATCCAAGAACTCACGACAACATTAGAGACAAAAAAGCTAATGTATGATTATTCTCTGAAAGAAGAGGACATAAAGGTCTTTAATGATTATCAAAAGAGGTATAACGAATCCAGAAAAAAGAATTCAGAGATTACACCCAGCATCACCGCTGATGTATTGACATCTCTTCCTAAATCTTCAGTTGATGACCCCGATGACCCTGCTCAACTACTAGCGAACGAACATCGCGTTTCATTCTTTTACTTGGGTGATTTGATTTCTGTCGTCTCCGAAACCACAACCAAGAGGTTGCAGGACGCAAAAATAGATATAGAGAAAAGTAAATCATCTAGCAAGAAGGAGGAAATCATATCGATAGAGAAAGACATTGAAGCTTTGAAGTCTATGAAAATCTTGTTGGGTAGCGTTCTAATATCAGTTGCCGACGGCGAGTATAAATCCGTCAACCTAGCTGATATCCCAATTTCTTTAGAATTTTTTCAGAATTACTTTGTCAACAACGTGGAGAACAACTATACACAGAATTATTCCTTCGCAAAGTTCTTGAATGATTGCGCAACAAAGATCGTTCCCAATAGCCTTTCTTCCCATGGCCTAGATAACGCGAAGTTTTTACATGGAACCGTTGGGGTTAAGTCTATGGAAGTCACGGGCCCATCCCTGGGCACAACAGATCCAGAGATAGACATAATCGATTTGCCGGGCACACTAAGTAGAATACCAGCGCGCTTGAAGTCTGATGAAGTTGATTATTTCATCATGTACGGCACTCACCCGGATGACGCTAAATTATCCAGGAGAGGCTCTAGATTGCAAGATCTCAAGAATGGGATCTACCACTTTTATCTAGGTCGCAACAGGGGCGTGCTTAAGAATATAGACTTTTCGATGATGGACATAAAATACAGAAAAGAGGCCTTGATTGTATCCGCGGCATCTCTCTATGATCAATTAAAGATGCCCTACAATGCTAGCCTAGATATGATTGGGAATACCGCCTTTTTACCTGGATCAATATTCTTTATAGACCCCTCTAGTGTTGGAATGGGTAATCCTCGCGACCGTTCATCGGCAGCGTTTCAGATTGGTCTGGGGGGTTATTACCAAGCAAAATCAGTAAATATATCATATCAAGGAGGGGCGCTTACCACTAAGGTAGATGGTGTTCAAGTTTCGTGGGCAGAAGACGAGCAAGAGTTGTATCAACAGTTGGACAGTTATATATCGAACAAGAAATCCCCAGGGGTCTTATCATGACGATTTTTAAAGCAGGACTAGATCCAGGAACTACCGTCTCATACAGAGAAAGAAAAAATTATAAGGAGAACTTCCGGGTGGAGGGTTATGACTTTCTTGACACTTGGTATGAAAATCCTTATTACGGAAGATTAAATGAAAAATACGAACCAGTATATTTGCCGGAAGACGAGCAGGTTGAAAACTTACAAGATCTGAGCCCCTTGGCCCCCGAGCTGAAGACGTCCCCTTTTATGGCCCAAGCTTTCAATAATTTTGTAACTGAGTATGCACTGATTGTTCAAAATTCGAACATAGGATACCCGATTTTCCTGGATGGACTGACTCCATCCGTCGCATATACATCTTTTGATGACGTCTATAGCGATTATGTGCAATATGTTTCATCTCTCGTGGTGCCAATAATTTCGAGAGATGCTCAAAAACACAACTTTAAGACATTTACGAACAGAGCGGTTCAGATATGTTTGCAGGGTGGCGAACGCAGGCCCCTTTCCAAGTCTGGGTTCCTGATGTCCAGTTTTTGCCCAATCGGCGTTACGGGGCTGACGATAGAACTCACAAAGCTACCAAAAAATCTGGACACGAACAAATCAATGATTTTTGAGGACCCTGCGTTCAAATGTTTCTTGGATTTTTCGAGAGAACATGGTATGATAGTAGATAAGAACTTGCCGTGGAGACTTTATGCGGATCTAAATTCAGAAAAAATGCAAAGTTACATAAGGAACGTAGAATCACCAACATCAACTGAAAGTCGACCATATATGGACTACATGAACAGGTTTTATAGATCTAAGCCTGCATTTGACGACCACCACGCGATCTTTGAAACAATAACAAGGATGTTTGTGCTTTACTCGGGACAGTCAATTGCGCAAGTTCAACGAGAGGCATTATCCGATTTTGGCCACTCCCCAAGTACCCGAACAGAGGGCTTCATAGGGGAGCTATTGAGAATCAGAATGCTAGAACTTGACATTGACTTAAAGAAATATAATCTAGAAGTTCAAAAAATGCTTGACTATCACCGCGCATATAGTGTAAGATACGAAGAAAGAGGGAAAGATAAATTCCTTCCTGTTTTGGGAAGAATCCAAAAGATGGCCTCCTCTAAATACAGAGAAATGCTTGAGAATAGAAACATCAACAGCTACGAGAAAACAACACTGAAAGATTACAGATGATCCTTCAAACACTTGATATAAAAGACAATTGTTCGGGAATATTCCACAATGGCTCCTTCATGTTCGAGGACCTAGAGAAAATAATGGAGAACTGTAACGTCGCCTGGAAACACTCTCCCATGTTAAACGATGAGGAATACACATACCTGTATTTGTTGATCAAGAGTGATGAATTGGGGAGGTTCTGCTCTGATCAGGAGCTTTTCGATACCTACAGGAGCAAGATCATGGCACACCAGAAGGCGGCAATTTCAGCCAAGATAAGCTTGCAGGAGGAATGCTTCTTTGATCTCTTGCCACAGCATCAGCTTTTGAAGTGGTTTCAGCTGAAAGACGATTGCTTAAAGAACATCTCAAGTGTGAACTCAAGGGCTGAAGATTACAGCATACTTCATAAGGCGCACGTGCTTACGACTAACATTTCTTTTCAGGACGTTATTTATCAGGGGAATCGCAGGAGGGTAAATTATGATATTTTCGGATCCGCAACTGGTAGATTGACAACAAAAAGGGACTCTGTTCCTGTTTTAACTCTCAAGAAAGAACAAAGAGCAGATCTAAGGCCAACAAATGATCTCTTTGTTGAGTTAGACTTAAACGCCGCAGAGGTGAGGATGTTGATGGCCTTATCGGGTCAAGCCCAACCGGAACAGGATTTACATGAATATCTGAACGGCAGAATCTTTAACAACTGCATTTCACGTGCCAAGTTCAAAGAAAGGTTGTTTGCCTGGTTTTATAACCCTTCTTCTCAAGATACTCTGTTTAATGGTTTTTTTGATCGAAACATCTTTTCGGAGTTTTACGATTACGATGAGGAGATTTTAACCACTCCGTTTGGCAGGAGACTCAAAGTTGAGGATAGGAAGGCACAGAACTATCTGTTACAATCTACAACCTCAGATCAGGTTATAGAAAGTTGCTACAACATACAGAAGATGCTCGTAGGTACAAAATCAAGGGTAGCGTTTACCCTTCATGATTCGGTCATCATTGATATGTGTAAAGAAGATGCTAAACTCCTCAAAGATCTTAAGCAAGAATTTGAGTCAACACGGTGGGGTAATTTCAAAAGCTCTTGTAAAATTGGTAAAACTTTCGGTCACTTAAAGGATCTAGAAATATGAAAGCGATATTAGGCATAGGTACAGCTGGTAGTAATGTTGTGAGACAACTTGGAGAGCATAAGGTATACAGGCCGTACACCATATGTACTGAAAACCAGAAGACAACGAAATACCACTTCAATCTACCTGAACTAGACGGACCTGAAGAATATGAATCGATGGACATGAAAAAGCTAGAGAAATGGCTCGGAACGATCGAAAAAAGCTGTACAGTGTTTCTTTGTGGTGCATCAAATTCAGCAGGTATCACCCTGCGCGCCCTGCATTCACTACATCAGAGATCAGTAAAGATGGATATTGTATACTTTACGCCCGAAATTGAGGTCTTGTCTGAAGAGAAGATGCTAGCTGAACGCGCTACTAGGAACATTTTACAGAACTATGCAAGAAGTGGTTTGTTCGAGAAGATCTGCCTTGTATCAAACCTCGCACTGGAGGAGATAGCAGGCTCGACGAACGTTTTTGACTACTATAATCAAATAAACCATGTATTTACAAGTACTTACTACATGTTAGATGTGTTCAAAAACACGAAACCGATCACGTCTACGTTCAAGCGACCAAAGGAATCTTGTAGAATCACCACTATCGGCCTGGGATCATTAGAGAATGACGATTTAATGTTTTTTCCTTGCAATCAAGAGGTGGAGGTGGTATACTATTATGGTATCAACGAAGAAAAGTTAAAAACGGAAGAAAACTTGTTTCGAACAATTACGAACAAAGTAAAATCAAGAATTACAGATGAGACAAAGGTCTCATTCGGGATCTACCCGACACAATATGAAGCAGACTATATCTATGTAGAATACTTCTCCCCTAAGATACAAGAAGAAAACCAACAAGGAAACCAAAGTGACGATTAAAATTTTCAACCAAGAGGGCCTAGAGTTCCTTAAGACCATCGAGTCAAATTCTGTGGACCTAGTCTTAACGGACCCTCCATATATTACATCTCGAACTACTGGTATGCACAAATGGGCGGAACACGTTAAAAAACAAGATCAACCTGGTACCCCACCAGCAAAAACTGAGCAGCAATGGAACGATTATATTTCAAATCCTAAAAATGATTTGAATAAGTTTTTTGAAAGCAGCAATGTTGTGGACAGAGCAGCAGCAACTTCTAGGATGAAATCCGATTATATAAAATATGGATCTATCTATGGAAAGAAATATGCAATAACAACTGATTATGGAGACTGGGACTCTCAATTCAGTTTGGATATTTTGAATGATTTCGTATCCGAATTTTATCGCGTTTTGAAGCCTACCGGTACAGCTATTATTTTTTTCGATATTTGGAAAATCACAAACTTGAGAGATATCTTAGAAAATAACAAATTTAAGCAGCATAGATTTATAGAATGGATTAAAACAAACCCACAGCCATTGAATAGTTCTAGAAATTATTTGACAAACTGTAGAGAGATCGCTTTGATGGGTGTCAAGAAGGGGTCCCCAACTTTTAACTCTAAATATGATAATGCTGTTTATGAATTTCCACTTCAAGGCGGTAAAAATCGATTTCACCCAACTCAAAAAAGCTTGCCTCTTTTTGAAGAACTAATCAAAAAGCACTCAAATGAGGGTGATTTGGTCCTGGATCCATTTTTGGGAGCAGCCACAACGGCCGTCGCCGCAAAGAGATCCGGTCGTAGTTTTGTTGGTTGCGAGGTAGATAAAGATTTTTATGAAAAAAGTCTTGACAGAATTAACAAATCCTGATATTATTATAATATAAAAAATTGGAGGAACAATGAGTCCAGAAGAAAAGTTCGCAAAGTTGTATAAAAAAATGGCAGATCTCTGTGAAGAGAACGAATGGGGAGATCCTTTTTCGTATGCAAGAGCAAAAGAAATTTATGCCGCTTGCGCATTAGGACATACTGTCGCGGCAACGCTATCAGGCGCAGATGCCTTCAATAAAAGGGGAGAAGAGATAGAGTACAAGTCTACGATTGATAAAAAAGTGAAAGGATCTTATACGGGAATCTCAGTTCAACCAACTTGGGAAAAGCAAGTCAAATACCTGAAGGAAGAAAAGATTTTAAAGTACTCAGAACACTACTTTAATCGTTTTGAAAAAGGAGAATTGGCTGAATCTTTTAAGTTGACAGGAAAACAAGTATATGATATACTGTTACCAAAGTTAAAGAAAAGTTTTGCTACAGTCTTAAACAAGAAAGACCCCAGATTGTCAGCAAATGTTACTACATCAGAAATTAAAAAATATGGAATAAAAGTATTATGAACACAGTAAATTTAAAAAACACCCCGGTTTCGATCTTGGAAACAAAAGAGAACCAAGCAATCGCGAAATTGGTAGCAAAAGGATATCAGAACCCAAGAGAGGATATTCAACAAATTCAGAGTCTTGAGTTTGAGACTGCAAATGGAGATAAATGTCGAAAGTTTATAGTTGACTTTGTTGAACTTTCACCCAATCAGATAAAAAGATCACAAGTCAGAGATAAGGAATATGATGAAGACTATTGTAACGAACAATTAAAGCCCTTAATTGAGGCCGAGGGATTGAAATTCGTTCCCCATATAAGTGAGCAACTTAATTTAGAGACAGGTCACAATCGCTTGCCTGTTTTGATGGAAATTTACCCTGGTCAAAAGTTGTGGTTCTTGAAAGTATCAAAGCCATATGTTGAACAAAAAGACGGCTCTTATAAGCTGGCTACAAACACTGCTTTTAAAGACTTGGTGTCAAAGATTCGTTCAAACTCACCACCCCCAAACAACCCATATAACATGCAGGGCGCAGCAATACAAGTCGAGCAGCTTTATCGCGAAGATCCAACCTTTGAGGGCTTAAACCCCACAGGAAACTGGCTTGATCAGGATGAGAGTGCGTTTAATGCTGTTATGGATTGGCTACATCCCGGTCAGTTTCGAAGCAAGGGAACTAGAACAAAGATTCTAAAGATGGCTTCGAAAGGTCAGTCAATCATTCGACCAGTTGAGTTTTCTGACTGGACGCACGCAGCTACATCGATAGGTTGGCCTTCCGGAGTTAAACCCGGCAAGACTAAGCCTTCTAGGATGAGCTTCGTTGAGTGGGTAGATCCAAGTGATAATACTTGTATAACTCACGTCTCAACTAACGGCAACAAACTTAATGAAAAAGTCACGCTGGAGTTATTTGAGATGTATTTGACAAACACTTTGAGTTCAACAAAAGGTGTTAAGATTTTGATGAAAGTCAATGCGCCAAATACAAATATTTTGGCTCTCAATAAGCAAAGGAGAGATTTTGTCTCAAAAACAATCGATCCTTTAAATACGAAACTTAGAAACAAAGATTTCCCGGAAATTTTGGAGTGCTTTTGGGTCCAACAACTGAACCACCCTTCAGACTCCGGGCTTCACTTTAAGCAAAATTCTAGCGGAATTTTAGAATAAAATAATAGTTGACACAGAATAAAAAATAAGATATTATATAAACAGTTGGTCAGGATATTCGCTGACCTGCTATAGCCAAGAGTGTGCAAAAAAACAACAAACCAATAGGAGGTATTAATAATGGCACTTAATTTAGACGCAATGAAAGCGAAGTTAGATAAACTTAATGGAAAGGGAGACGGAAAGAAGAACTTCTGGCGCCCTGAAGATGGGGAAAGCAATATTCGTATTGTTTCCACAAAGGATGGTGATCCTTTCAAAGAGAAATTTTTCCACTACGGAGTTGGTGGTCAATCCTTTCTCTGCCCAAAGCGTAACTTTGGAGATGACTGCCCAACGTGCAACTTTGCCAATAAGCTTTGGAACGAAGGTACGGAGGACAGTAAGCGTCAAGCGAAGGAAATGTTCGCAAAACAAAGATTTTTCTCGCCGGTCCTAGTTCGAGGCGAAGAATCAGAGGGAATTAAAGTCTGGGGCTATGGAAAGATGGCTTACGAAAAGCTCCTTACGATCGTCCTCGATCCTGATTATGGTGATATCACAGATCCCGAGACAGGAAACGATCTCAAGTTGATGTATGGCAAACTGCCTGGTGCTAGTTTTCCTCGGACGGACATCCGTCCTCGCCCGAGAAAAACCCCTCTTTGTGACGACGCGGTAGGCGGGGATGACCGTTGCGCAGAGCTTTTGGAAACTATTCCAAACTTTGATGAAATCTTTGAACGTAAGACAACTGAAGAAGTTCAGTCCATTATGGACCAGTTCCTCTCAGGAGAATCCGGAAATTCAGAGGTAGAGAAATTTGGCGGTACCAGCGCTACAACCACCACGTCTTCGGACTCGGTGGAGAATGCATTCAACGATTTGTTGAATCAGTAGGTGAAACATGGCTAAGGTTTCTAAACTTAAGAAAGGTGCTTTAGATATTGCCTCTATCAGAGGCATTATCAACAAAAAAGCCGGTAGAGAGGTTGCACACTCACTTCAGGATAATAATCCGACAGAAGTGAACGAGTGGATACCTACTGGCTCAAAATGGCTTGATGCTATTATTTGTAAGGGCAGACACGCTGGAATCCCTGTAGGTAAAATCTCAGAGATCGCTGGCCTTCCCGGTACTGGCAAGTCATTCTTGGCTGCCCAGATTGCTGGCAACGCTCAAAAGATGGGTATCGATGTAGTATACTTTGATTCAGAGTCAGCCATCGACCCTTCTTTTATGGAGCGAGCAGGTTGTGACTTAGACAGACTTATGTATGTCCAAGCAGCATCTGTTGAGTTTGTCCTGGAGACCATCGAAGAACTGCTAGCTACTGGCAACAAATGGCTTTTCATTTGGGATTCTTTGGCTCTTACTCCCTCGATTTCTGATATTGATGGCGACTTCAATCCTCAGTCTTCTATGGCAGTAAAGCCTAGGATCCTAGCCAAGGGAATGTCTAAATTAACTATCCCTATTGCTGATGCAAATGCTACCTTTCTAGTCCTCAACCAATTGAAGACTAATCTAGGAGCAAGAACGCCAGCACAGGCTATGACTGAACCATACACGACCCCGGGTGGAAAGGCTATGATTTACGCTTATTCACTTCGTGTGTGGCTCACCGCAAGGAAAGCTAAGGCTAGTTTCATCGTTGATGACAATGGTTTCCGCATTGGATCTGAAGTGAAGGTAAAGTTGGAGAAGTCTCGCTTCGGGACCCACGGCCGAACCTGCAACTTCAAGATCCTGTGGGGAGATGATGCTGTTGGTGTCCAAGATGAAGAAAGTTGGTTCGATGCAATCCAAATCTCTGAAAGACTTGAACAGTCTGGTGCATGGTTTACGCTAATTCACAATGATGGATCTAAGGAAAAGTTCCAGCGCAAACAATGGATCACCAAACTTGAGAGTGAAAAATTCAGAGAAAGTGTCTTGACTATTATTGAAGAAGATGTTATTATGAAGTTCAAGAATAGAGAAGGCAATGCAGGCGACTTCTACGATCCGGACGAAACTCCGGCCGAAGATTAGCCACCACACAGCCCGCCTCTTCTGGCGGGCTTTTTTTATGGAGAAGAAGATGAATAGAGTAATGATCGTAGATGCGTACAACCAGTTTATTAGGGGTTATATCGTAGACCCCAGCAAGAACCCTAATGGTGACCCAATCGGTGGTATCAGGACATTTATCAATATTACAAATAAACTGACTAGAGAAATCAAGCCAGATTTGGTTGTTTTGGTTTGGGACGGTAAGGGCGGCTCCCAAAAGCGAAGAGCAATGAATAAGTCATACAAGGGAGGCCGTAAGCCACCACGTACAAACTGGGGCCAAGTCGGCATGAGTCAGGAAGAAATCACTGACAACAAGGTCTGGCAACAGATGAGGGTGATTGAGTACTTCAATAACACTCCGATTATTCAGTTCATGGAACCACACGTCGAAGCAGACGATGTTATTTCTTACATCAAAAATACTCCCATGTTTGAGGACTGGCAGAAGGTGATTGTATCAGCTGATAAAGATTTTATTCAATTGTTGGATGACAAGACAGTTTTACACAGACCTATCCAAAAAGAGTATTTGAACAAGAACGTCGTGGTGGAAAAATTTAACATTCACCCCACGAACTTCGCTTTGGCCAGAGCGATAGTAGGAGACTCCTCAGATAACCTACCAGGAGTGCCTAGAGTGGGACTTCCAACAGTCGCAAAGAAATTTCCTTTCCTAAAAGAGGAGAAGACGCACTATTTAGATAGCATTCTGGCAGAATGTGAAAAACCAGAAAATAAACAAAAAGTGTATACGAACATTTTAGAGTCAAAGGAGTTAATAGAAAACAATTATGATATTATGCAATTATCCTCGCCCATGCTTTCAATTCAAGCCAAACAAGGGATTGACGATACGTTTGAGCAGTATAAGCCACAATACAATCAAACGGAGATGAGAAAATTGATGATCAAAGATGGAGTGCTCACCGTGAGTACCCAAGACCTGGACCAGAGATTTAACAACATTATCTCTTCCTTTTCTCGGTAAAACCTGTTATACTGTATAAATAACAAAGGATAAACATGGAACAAGATACAAGCTTCTCCAAATTTGGAAAGTCTTTTCAGGAAGACCTATGTCATATGATTTTAAACGACCGACCATTCGCGGATCAAATGTTTGAAGTTTTGGACATTAATTTCTTGGAATTGAAGCACCTGAGAGTGTTTATCCGAAAGATACAGGAGTATAGAGAGAAATATGGAGTCCACCCCACATCTAATATTATGCGTTCGATCATTCGAACAGGTCTGGACAGCGAACCAGAATCGGTCAAAACCAGAATCAGAGATTACTACGCAAGAGTCTTGGCCAGCGGTGACCTACCTGACTCGGTTGATTACATCAAAGATACAGCACTTGATTTTTGCAAAAAGCAAAAATTAAAAGGTGCCCTGATAAAATCAGTCGAACTAATTAAATCATCGTCTTTTGATGAGGTATCTAAGGTTATCGATGATGCTCTCAAGTTGGGTTCTGATAATACAATGGGGTATGATTATCTTGCAGACTTTGAAGCGAGGTTTGTTAAGAAATCAAGAGACCCAGTAACGACAGGGTGGAAAGATATTGATGAAATTTCTAAAGGAGGCCTTGGTAAAGGTGAGTTGGGGGTTGTTGTTGCTCCTACTGGTGCGGGTAAATCAATGGTACTCGTACATCTTGGGGCACAGGCGGTTAAAGCCGGGAAAAATGTATTACACTACACACTGGAACTTGGTGACACTATTGTTGCTGGTCGTTATGATGCTGCTATTACTGGCGTTGAACTGAGAAATCTTACTGTTTTTAAAGAGAAGATTTACGATGAGATAAAAGAAGTACCAGGTCGTCTTATCGTCAAAGAATATCCCACACGAAGCGCTAGTATCCAAACGATTAAAAATCACCTTGAGAAGCTAAAAAGGCGAGATTTCGTCCCAGATATGATCATCGTGGACTATGGGGACCTAATCAAGCCCGAAAATAGCCGAAAAGATGAGAAAAGACACCAACTCGAAACTATTTACGAAGAGCTAAGAGGATTGGCTCAGATTTGTGAGTGTCCACTCTGGACAGCATCACAAACAAACAGGTCCGGACTGAATGCTGAAGTGATTACCATGGAATCGATTTCGGAGGCATTCAACAAATGCTTTGTAGCAGATTTTATCTTTACCGTCTCTAGAACGGTAGAGGACAAGAACAATAATACTGGTCGTATCTTCGTAGCGAAGAATAGAAACGGCCCGGATGGACTCGTGTATCCTTTGTTCATGGATACCGCTAGCGTGACCATCAAAGTCCTGTCTCAGACAGGTGAAACAGTAAATGATATAATTCAAAAATCTTCGAAGGACAGGTTAGATGCTTTGAAGGAAAAATACCAAGTATTCAAGAAAGAAGGAGGAA